CCCCTGCCATTACATTTTGGAAACAAGCGTTGACAGCTTGCTTTTTGTCATTGTGCGCTCTTCCGGCGTCATGTCGGAGATAAGTTCCGCCATATCCTCCGAAAGCTCTTTCATGTATTTTTCAAGGTCATGCATCTTTGCGTCCTTGTCCTCCGGCGTATTGCCTTTGTGAAGCTCTTTGCTTTCCATGTAGCTTCTGCGGCTCATTCCGCTTTTACCCTCTCTGCGGTCACGCATACCGCCATCTGCCGCAATTGTAGGCTCTGTGTAATACATTTTGCCAGAGTGACGATCCATATCACGGTCGTGTTCCATTTCCCGGTACATTTCCGGTGTCATGTGCCAGTACGGAGGTTCTTCATATCCGCGGCGCGTACCTCTTCCCTTTGGCGCGAATCTGCCGTCTGCATACCGGTAACGGTCATAATACCGTCTGCCGTCTCCGTAACGCTCAAACATATCAAGAACCTGCTCTGGGTCTGATTCGTTCATTGATTTTGTAAGCGTCCGGTAATACATGGCTTCCGCAAGGTCTTTAAGCATGTCCGTGACTTTTCCCATCTCTTCTGTATCTACACATTCGATACCTTTTGCAAACTCACACTCTGCGCTTTCAGACAGTTTTTCGATCATTTCGTGCATTCTCTTAATATCCATAAAACCGCCCTCCTTACGCTTCCCGGACTGCAATTAAATTGCTGTTCTGAACTTCGATTGCCTGCGCAGACGTATTCTGTACCGCTACCGTAACACAGCAACCGCGAGGAACGTCCACATATGCCTGCGCCGAAACGTTAAAGAAGTTTTCAACTGCCGCCGGTGTAACAATCATTCGAGTTGACTGCAACGGTTCTCCATCAATTGCAATAGCCAGTGAAATAGCTTCAACTGTGCCACCTGTAGGAATTTGAATGTTTCCGGAATAAGATACCAAAAATCTTGCCCGGCACTGATTTGTAAGTCCTCTTAATTTAACAATGCCGCTTCCCTGTCTATGAACAATGCATTTTGTTGCGCATACCGGAGTTTCTGTAAGTGCTACATCTTCGCCCTGTGCAACTGTTTGTAATGCAATTCCTGTAAATTCTGCCATAATATGACCTCCTTATTTTAATTCTGCTATTGTTTTTGTATCGGAGCTCGAAAAAACAAATCCGTGGTCTGGAGAAAATTTTTCCATCAATAGCTCAGAATAATCTTTTTTTGCCATTTTTTCTACTGATCCAGTTATTTCCGCAAGAGTTTTAAGCTCCGAAATGTTAAGCTTTTCAAAATCAATCTTTTTGATTGCTTCGATAAATTTATTTTTAATTTCGTCCATGTATTCTACCTTCCTATTCATGAAATAAAGGGCAAACATATTTCAGTCTGCCCTTTGCGCTTATAAGTAATACTGCTTTTGCAGACATAGTCGAGTTAAACTCAATTAAGATACTCAATTATTCAGTTTTAGCATCCGCAACCTGTATTGCATCCGCATCCGTTATAAGCATATCCATAAAGGTTGCTTGCCGGGAATGACGGTACCGGTGTAGGTCTTACTGCATCAATAATCTGATTTGTCTGCGCTGCCATTGTAGTAGTCAGAAGTGCGTTCTGTCTATCTTGTGAAGCAGCTCTGCGTAAATCATTGTTCTCTGCTGTAAGTGTTGCAATCTTGTCATTTGTCAGGAAATCAAGGATGGCCCTCGTTCCGGCCTGCTGACTGTCAATAATATCTCTTGTGTTGTTGCACATTGTGTTCTGCAAAGCGCAAGTGTTAGTAGCCATGTTGTAGTTTACACCCTGAATGGCTTCTCTCGTCTCGCAGCAGCAGTTAGCAATCTGTGACTGTAAAGCGTTGGTATTTTGCATATTAGCAACTGTGTCAGCGTTTACCGCCTGTTGTATGCCGTAGCCGGTCTGCATGATATTTGTGTTAATACCATTAAAGCCTGTGAGCATACTGTTGTTCATGGCATAAAAGCCGTCACAAAGTCCGTTGGAAATGCCATCTAACTTGCTGATAACTGCCTGATTGTCAAAGCCTCTCTGGATTTCGCTTCCGACACCACCATTAGTGCCACCGAAACCACCGAAGCCGTTACCCCAGCCCCCAAATATCGCAAATACTACGATAAGGAACCAAAGCCATGAGCCGTCATTCCAGTTATTTCCGTTGTTTCCGTCCAAATTCGCCACAATAGGTACGCTTGGACAATTTCCTGTGTTGAACATCTGTTTTACCTCCAAAATTTATTTCATAAAGAGCCGTGCGCACGTTCTCTCATATGCTATATCCCAAAATTACCTCTAATCTGCTTCATTACATCATCAGGATTAATGCCTTTTTCCTTGCATAGGTTCCTTGCCATTTGCTCAATTCCCTTGCTGTTTCCGCTTTGAGCCATGCTCATTGCATTCTTAATCATCGGATTTCCCATTACGCGATTATTGCTCATTATCTGTTGCATTATTCCCATTACATTCATGCTTTTTCACTCTCCTTGTTTTGTGTTCGTGGAGTTTTTCTTTGCGCTCCTAAAGATAATTGCTCAATTTTCTCTGATAGTTCGTTGAGCTTTGCCATAATACCCTCTGTGGCTTTCTCTGATAGGTCAAATTCAAGCTTTTCCGTGTCACCCGATAAAATGTCTGTCTTATCGTTTAAAACCGGCTTAAAAGTCAATGTGCGTATTGTTCCGTCAGCATTCCAGCTCTTAGCATATATCTCTGCTAAATCCTGTTTTGGGAAAAATGCCACACTGCCATCCATTGGCACCTCGTTGGGATTGATAGTCTCAACCGCCTGTACTACTCTGCCACTTATTCCTTGTGTCGGCTCAGGCTGTTGGTATCTCTGATAGCTCGACATTGGGTTATACTGATACGCTCCATAATTAGGTGTATAATTCATCATTGGTTGCTGATACGGCATGTTCATTTTCTCTTTCCTCCAAGACCTCTTCGATTGCTTTAATGACAAGGGATAATGTCATTAAGTCGATTTTTTGTAACTCACTTTTAGCAAATATTTGTTCTCTCACTTCATCGTCAAACACAACATCATCTCCTTATGCCTAAATTGTGGCATAAAAAAAGAGAAGAGCATTTCCATGTTCTTCTCATATTTGTGTCATATAATGGCTTTTCTATATACAATTTTTACTACACACTTTTTGGGGTGGTTACTACACAGTTACTACACACTTTTCACATTAAAATGCATTAAAATACATAGAATTTTATATTTTTTACAATTTTACGAAAACTCCGCAGACCCTTTATTTTCCTAGGATTGCGCCATTATTTACGAAATCGTATGGCACTCCTTGATATACGTAATAATTTTACTAGTTTTAGTACAAAAATGCCCTACGAGCGTTGATTTTTCAACATTCTGTAAATTGAGAGTGTGTACTACTACACACTTACTACACACATTTTCTTCTATATTCTATGATTTTGTTGCCGGCGCCAACGATTTTTTCAATGTCGGCAAACGATTTTTCAGGTGTAACATGTGTATACAAGTCCATTGTCATTTTCAGCGTTGCATGACCCAAATATGATTGAACGACTTTCGGCTCTATGCCTGACTCAAAACATCTTGTCGCAAACGTATGCCTGAATGTGTGACCACTAAAAAATGGAAATTCATCGTCACTGCTCTTTGTATCATTTATCCGTCTTACAACTGAACGTATAGAGTCGCTATATATAACCGAATTAATTGGTGTATTGAACCTTGTAACAAACAAATATTCGTTCTGTTCTTTAGGTCTGCGTGTCGAAACTATCTTTTTAAGCTCAAATTGTTTCGTCAGATATTCCTTGCACACACTGTTAATTGGTACGTGTCTGTAACTCTGCTTGGTTTTTGGTGGCTCAACATGAAATGTCTTGCCTTTATCTTCAAGGTATTTCTGATACACAAGTGTCTTATTAACATCAATATATCCCTCATCCATATGTATATCTGCAATCGTGAGTGCAAACAGTTCTCCTGGGCGCAAGCCTGTATTAACTGCCACATTATACATGTTGTCGTAAAATGTGCCTTTACATGCTTCAAAAAACTCGTTCTGTTGCTCTACTGTCAATGCAAAAGCATTAACTTCCTTGTCTGCCCTCAGCTTTACACCTTTCGCCGGATTCTTAATCATCAGGTCATCTTCCATAGCTCTACTGAACATGTCATTTAAAATAACCTTGATTTTGCTCTGCCTCTCATACTTATAGTTATCGTCAGAAGCTTTGTCAATAAGTAACTGCACATCTGACTTGCGAATAGATGTTATTTCGTGGTTTCCTAAGTATGGTGAAATATTCTTCTTATATATATGCGTGTACTCCCTAATGGTATTGGGGCGCACTCTCTTTTTCTTGTATACATTCATCCACCTGTCAAACCACACATCAAGGGTAATGCTGTCTCTAACACTTGTGAATTGTTGATTGTCGGTCACTGCTTTACTAAGTTCTTTCCGCAGTTCTGACAACTTGCTGTTGTAAATTGTCTTACTCTTGCCGAACCTATCTTTATATCTGCCCTGATAAAGTCCGTCTTTGCGCTGGGTTATTCCGACTCCCAGCTCTTTTCCTCTCAAATCCTTTCCCATACTGATTTATGGCTCCTTTCAAAATCAAAAGCCATTATATGATAATTTCTATATTACTACATAATGGCTCATAATTCAATATATCTATATGCTATCTGTCTTTTCGAGGTATTTTTCAAACTCCTTGCGCTTAACTAATCGCTTGCCTCTTCCGACAAAAAGTACAAAAGGGCACGAGGGATTATTAAGCATATCATTGATTCTGTTAATTCCGATATTACTATATTCAGCAGCCTCATCAATCGTCAGTGTTACTTTTTCCCATATTGGCACTTTGTTAATCATCGCCTGACTCCTTTCTATCTTTTCTTTAATGTCTGCCACTCTCCGGGAAGTGGTCGTTTTCGAGATTAATAGTCTCTGCGATACTTCTTCAAGGCTTTTATCAGCAACTAGCAACTCAAAAACTTCCGCTTCCTCATCGGTGAAATTGGCATTTTTCATAATTTCTTCAAGTTCCGGTCTAGTCAGTTTTGAAAACTTCATAGACCTATCTCCTATTCTTCGGTTTTGTTCGTACTGTGTATACAAGTATTTGAGTATCGGCATGAGCTGTTGCACGGCTTGTTATCCTCGTATACACATTGTCTTTCAAATGGCTCTATATCACTTATAGTTCTGCTGTTCATCTACTCTCCCATTCCTCGCAACAATCGGTGTAATCTGTCCAATCGGCTACATATTCGCTATCTTTGTTACAGCATACCCAACCTTGCGATATATCCTCGTACTGATGATATTTACAATTTCCACAACATTCATTCATCTTATCATCACTTCCTTTTTATACTGTTCTGCCATATATTGTCCGTAGCTCATGCCCTTACTCTTGGCAATCTCACAGATTTCCGCAAGTTTGTTTTTCTTAACAGGCTTCCTTTTAAGTCTTTTCTTTTCTCTGATTTTTCTTAATTCCGTAGCTCTCTGTTGCCTATGTGCTTCGCAACACGTATTTTGGTTAGCTGCGGTCGGTGTAAATATCTTGCTACAGACTACACACTTAGTTGGTTTGTAGTGCTTCATTGCTATCTCCTTGCTTGATATTCAGATTTTTAAACATAGCACACATAACATCTACCACAATCGAGTTGCCAAATTGCTTATATAGTTGTGTATTGCTGTTTACTGCTGCCATTTTGTCAATATCTTCATCAGATACACCCATAAGCCGTCCACACTCTCTCGGTGTTAGCTTTCTGATACGATATTGCGTAGCAATATGGCTATTCGCATATCCGTGTGTGCCAGCTACAAGATTAGCAGATATGCCATTATCAGAAATAACTGTACCACATTGGGAACCATTGCTTGATATTTGACCGACTTTTTGGATATTATTTTCAAGCAATAAATTATCTTTTTGCACTGTTGTCAGCGTATTAGATATATCATCTTTTCTAGGCTCTAATTCCGTCATATTGTGCCTACTTTCTTGCATCCGACCGCTTTCATACGCTTTCCGTATCTGTTTGCCATATTCTGTCCGTTTGGGTGTTAATACTTGGCTTTCTATAACAAGATTGTCTTTCTGCACACTCGTTAAGCAATTACTTGTACCTTGCATATTCACCTCTAATCTCTGCTCTGTTAGACTTCCCGCAGTTCTATCTGACGGATTATTAGGATTTCTGCCACGCATAGCAACTATGCACATATTGTCTTTGTGTGACCCTATCCCCTTATAATATCTTGATGTTACTGTGCTTGCAGTAGGTGTATTAATGTCACATATTTCGGCATTATCTAAGCTGTCCAAGTGTCCGTTAGGCATTTTATCTAATTTGCATGGAATTTGCTCTTCAAGAATTTTCGGCTCTTGATTGCCACCTTGCATTGTACTCAATGTTGGACTGCACCCCCCCACATCATAAATTCTGTTGGTGCTCTCAAATTTTGATTCAAGAGAGCCTATTACATTTACATCTGCCATTACTTCAATCACTCCGCTACTTGTTTTATTGGCTCTTAGGGTAGGACAAATACCCCCCCTAAGTACCTTTTCGCCACCGAATTTTTCACTTTCAAAAAGCACTATTCCGATAGCGTCTGTTAATTTTTCCATTCAATTACTCCATTCATTGTATCAAAGCCTGTTCCAAAGCCTTTATAATCTCTAGCGCACAATGTTTTGGCTACATCATTACCAATTTTATCTACATGATTATAATTAAGCATTGCATTTATTCTCGGCAACGAGGTTTCCATCTGACCGCAAGTTTGATATTCCGCAGTCATATCTTGCCGTGATGCAGTTTGCAACTTCTCTCTGTTGTGGCTTATTGATTGTTCCGTCAACGCAAGTCTGTCTGTCTGTCAAGATTGTGTTGTGGCAATGTGCCGTTGTCAATAAGCTGTTTTATCAGCTTGTCAGCCTTTTCATTGTTGATATAATACTTTTCATCTACATTATCCTCAAGATAGTCTTTCAACTTCTTTTTGAGCGGTATAGGCTGTGGGAAATGATAATTGTACTCGCCCAAGAATGAAAACATAAAACATCTTTCACGATTTTGCGCTACACCATAATTTTTAGCATTCAAGTCTTGATAGTAATTTGTGTAGCCAAGGCTTTCAAGGAAATCTAGCCATTTTCTAAAGTCAGGCATATTATCCTGACTATGTACTTGTGGTACATTCTCCATGAATAAAATCTGTGGCAATTCTCCGTTACTATCTCTGATTTCTGTTAGTATTCTCTCGACTTCCCACAACAGACCGCTTCTTGTACCACTGCCCTTAGACATTCCGGCTTGTTTTCCGGCAACTGATAAATCCGTACAAGGGAATGAGTAAGTAAGTAAGTAAGTGAATGCATTTATATCGCAGATATTCAAATCTTCCGCATGAACCTTAGTTATATCCATTGTAGGAAAATCCGTACTATGCACTGCGTTATAGCTTGCTATGGCATACTTATCGAACTCCACAACTCTGTAATGCTCAAACTTTGCGCCTATTCTCTTTAGTGCCATTGCCTGACTTCCGTAGCCGTTCAGCCAGCAAATAACTCTATAAGACGTATTGGCTTTGTGACCTTGATAGGCTCTCTAATTATGTCGAATAATGTTATCTGCTGCATTTCATCACTTCCTCTCTGATAAATTAATTAATGTTTAATATTTTCACTGCACCACTGCTCTTGTATCTCATCATCGGTCTTGTCTCGTCCGTGAATGTCGTACCACGCAAACGCTACCTCTGTCAGACCGATTATGCCGAATGCTATGAGGGCAGTGTATACTACTGTTGTTATGTCGGTCATTCTTCATCGCTCCAATCTAAGTCTATTTTCTGACCGCAATTATCACAATATTTCTGTTTGTTAAGTAAGCCCTTACCATTGCAACAAGGGCATAAAGCAAATTCTTTATCTTCTGTAAAATCCGGTTTCTTCGATACCTGCTTTTCAAGCGCCTGTATTGCTATTCTCATTGCTTCTGCAAGCTCCTCTTTAGTTGTATTTAGCGGTATCCCTTGGGGATTACTAAAGGATGTTGCAAAACCAATAGTATTACAGATTTTAATTGCTTCACTCTCTGTCATGCTATATCCTCCTCATATCTATCCTCGTGAATTTCCCTATCCTCTTCGTGGGAATAAGCTCTTTTACAATGTGTGCAAAAAGCTAAAAGTTCCTTTATGTTTGTACTTTTCTCGTATTTGCAACCGCTACATGGGCTTGGTTCTTTACTATTCTTTTCTGCCATATACTCTCCTATTCTGCTTCTGATTGAAGCTCTTTAATCCACCCATCATAATCCCATGAGCTTCCACATATAGCATCACTCGTTACAGTCGTTAGAAATTCTGCCAACTCTTCATCTGACATATTCCTTATCCTGTCAGCATTGCTCTGCTTATCGCTTTCCACAATTTCAAAATATGTATCAATGTAACCTAATACAGTTTTTAAATCGTAAGAACTATATCCGATAGAATAATCCTTTTCACCAACCCGTCTGTACTTCAATTCATAATAAGGCTTATCGTCCAGCATTCGTGCGATTATTTCTAAGCTGTTTACCCTAGCCTTATTTATATTTGTTGTTATGTTATCACATTTGCAACAAGGCTCATTGTCTTTTGAATTGCCGCTGTGCTGGCAGTTACAAGAAATCTTTTCTTCGCTATCATCAAATACATTTAAAAACATTTCAGCGATTTCTTTCTCATATCTACCACACATACCTTTACAATCAATATCCGCAATAACCCTTGAAAAGAAATCTTTAAATTTGTCAGCAATATAATCTCCTGTAAAATCTTTAGGTATATCAATTACTACTTTCATCTTCTCCACCTCTCAATCATAATAAATACGTAAGCCCGATAATATAATGTAATACTTGGTCTTGCGTGTATGTAATCTTATTCCACCTAGCCTTTAAAGGGTCGATAATCAGATGTGAAATGAAAATTACTGCCAACTGCCATGTCCAACCGAATACTACTAGGAATGGAACACAATACAATGCACAATGTACAAATAAGTGATACCAATTCTTTCCTTTTGTTTGTGCAATAAAATCACATTGCAGTACATAATCGCCCATTAAATGACAGAGTATAATCAATACTATTGTTTTAATCATCTTCTCCACCTCTCAATTCTTTCAGTTTTGCTTCGGCTTCTGGTTCTGTGAGGAATACAGTTTTGCCAAAATTCTTCAAATCTGTTACAATCCAATCAAGGCTATATGCCCTCATATCTTGCACATAATTTTCTTTTTTGCTGTCGCACTCATACTCGCACCCTTGGCAACTACATTCATCGAATTCCTCATTGTTAAATGTACATTTAGTGTATCTGTTGAAAATACAATAAACTGTATCTCCCACCTTGCAAGGTAATTTAACAAGTCTGCCCTGTTCCTCTAAGTGCTGATACTCTTTGGATTTTTCAAGCCATCCAGCTAACTGCTCACAATCTTCTGCGCTTTTAATGCAAGCGGCATGCATAGGATTGTCTATATCAAAGAAATCTGCATGATAACGATGTTTTTTAGCTGATTCTTGCGCACGTTCTATAAATTCATCAATATTCATTACTGCTCCTTTCCGGAAGTTTGGCTAGTTCGCATACTGTACACATCTGACCACTCCATGATGTTGTTCCATGATTCCAAGCGTAAACTCTTCCATTCTCATATTTTGCAAAATGCCTTTTAACCCACTGGTGAATACCACTATACGTTACCAGTATTGGTGTATCAACTGCAACTTTTGACCAGTCAATTGGTGGTTCAACATATTCGCTATTCGCCCACTTTTCTCTTGCAGAGGTGCAAAAGCCAGCATTACTAAGACCAAATAAACAATCTTTACACTCTAATTCATAGCACGCTATCGGCTCTAATGTTGCTTTGTTAACTGCTATTTTGCTACCGCCACAAGCAATATCCAAAATCTGTTCTGCGAATTTCTCTCTATTTGTCATAGTTTTGTACTCCTTTCCCATAATCCGGCATATGTTTGAATCTCTCATATGCCTTATCGTCTCTGTGTTTTTCCATGTAGGCTTTCTGCCTATCGTCTCTCATCTGCTTTATGTGAGCATTTTGAGTGCTGTCGTTATCCCATGCGTAAGTCATTAATCAATCACCTTTATGTACCTTTCATCAACGTAATTAACTTCATCAGCAAGGCATTGTGCCACCTTTGGCAATGTCAGACCGAATTGATTGAATTTGTACAACGTGTCGATTAAATCTCTAAATTCTGCGATAAACTCTTTAATTTCCTTAACCGACAATTTAAACATTAGCTTAAGTGCTGTACACGCTAAAGCCATGTAGCTGTATGCCGTGTCATTTAAGAGCTGTCGCGTGTCGCTTATCGTAAGCGGATTATTCCTTTGGTAAATTCTAATCAACTGCTGCATTGGGATTAAATTAATCTCTTTCTGCACATCAATGCCGTATCTCACTTTCAAAAGTTCGGCAAGCGTTTCGGTTTTCATTTCATTTTCGGTCTGTGCCCTTTCAAGGTACTCATTTATGGTTCTTTCAAGCCGTACAATGCGCTTATTACCAAATCCATGATGTAAATACAGTACATAGTAGCCTAAGTCCATAAAGTCTGTGAAAGACCGCCTTACGAGTTTTCTGCGGTTATTGCTGTTTTTCAGCGTAACTCTTTCGGATTTTGTCCACGTAAAATCCGGCTCTTTGTACTTTTTCCTTAGTTTTAGTTTGTTGCTCATATTTTTTCATTCTTTCTTCAAGTTCTCGTTTTGCCCTGATAAAACAGGCTTCGGGGGTTTCTTCTGCGACTTTTACAAGCTCTTTACCGCGCCATCTGATAGTTATTTTTGCTTCCTTATTATTTGTTTTGTAAAACATTCGCAAGTCATATTTCCTTTGCAGTGGCCGGTAAAAATCGTAAAAATCTTTCAAGGTGTCCATTGTGGACTCCTTTCTTTTATCTTCTGCCGCGCAATGTTTGCCTTTTCGCAAGTCGCATTCTTAACGTTTTGCTGATAGTGTTTTTCGCAGACCTTATATCCGGGCTTTACCGGATTATCACAGAAAAAACATAGTCCTTGTTCATATCTGCCGGTTCTTTCAGGCATTTTGACTCGTGCTCTTCTCATTGTTTCTCTGCAAAATGTACAAGTGGTATGTCCCGGGTCTGCTTTCCTTTTACGACAGCGTGTGCATATGCCATTTTCCTTGTCTTTTTCGTATCGTGCTTTTCGCCATGCTTTTTGTTGTTCATTGTATTTTTCAACATCAGCAGCACGTTTCTTTGACATGGCTTCGGCTGATTTTGCCCTACACTCAACACAACTTTTTTCGTCACCATACAGTAAGTTTTTGCCACATCTAGGGCAAACACCAACCGCCTGTAATTTCTTGTAAAGTTCTCGGCCATATGCTGTGCGTTTGCTGTTACATGCCGTACACACCACACCTTCTCTATCAAGCGGTTTCCCGCAAAGTACGCAAAGGTTACTGGCTTTTCGTTCTTCGTATCTCTGTCTTGAATACTTGTCTTTTATCATTTTTCGCTAGGAGTAAAGCCGGCTTTAATTGTGCGCACAAACCTCTTACCTCCTATCTTTTCATCTGCTCGATACGTTCTTTAATTTCTTTTGGCATTGGAATACCTTTAATCGGCTTATTTTGGCTTTTATTATCTTCAAGTGATAGTTTTATCGCCTGTTGATTTTTAGAGCCGATTTGAGCCGAATACGAGCTTTTATTGACATTTTCAATCAATGCTTTTATATCCTTTGGCATTTTTTGGTATTCCTTTGCTCGATTAACAACCGTCCTGTAGGTTCTCATAAAGTTTGACTGTACTACGTTTTCAATACTCTTGCTGTCCGTCAGTGCCCAGTTTCTAAGATTATCAGGACTCCCGACAGCCTTTTGTACGAGTGGTGGTAACTTGTTAAATTCTTCAACTGCACCATAATAGCCATTTCGTAGTGCCCTGCTAACAAGGAACCATGCTTCCATTTCGTTAAGCTCCTGTGGGGATTGAACCTCATGCAGTTTGTTGATTAGCTGTCCGATGCTCGGTGCGAATCCGCTTGTATCGGAATGCACGTAAGTTTTCAATGCCATAGATATTTGACTGTAGCTGTATTCTTCCAACATCATATTCCACACATCTACCGTCTCCGATAAATTGCTCGGCTTGTAATTGGGGTAGCAATCACACATTATGCGAATGATTTTAACTGTCTCGTCTCTTGTCATTTCTATACCTCATACATTATCCCAATCAATGGTGCCTTTGTTAGCTGAATGTGGCTCATTGTCCTTTAGTGCAAACAGCCCTTGCCAACAATGGTCTACTGACTGATTAAGGATTTTAACTGCTAAATCATTATCACCCTTTGATAGTTTCTCAATAGTGTTCATAGCTCGGTGCAATGCCATTTCAGTGCATATTGGCTTCTTGATTTTCTTTCTCATTGTCAGATATTCCTGAAAAGCACTCTCTAGCATTGCATCATCAGGGTAGTAGACAGTTTTCTTTTTAGATATTGATTTATCAATATCTTTTTCTTTTATATCCTTATCTTTACTATCCTTAACTATACTATTCTTATCTATACTTACCTTACCTATACTATCCTGTGGCAGACAAGTGGCAACCACTTGGCAACCATCTGGCAACCCATTGGCAACCACGCGGCAACCATCATCAGAAAATGTGTATGCACCATTGGATTTTATCTTTAATTTTGCCAATTCTTCCTTAAAATTCGTTGGTGTATACCGGTCTTTTCTCAAAGCGTTTGCCATGCGCCAATGCTTAATTACAATCACACCATTATCAAACTGATAAATGTATCTTTTTTCCAATAATTGTTGTAAATCAGCCACACTTGCGTGAGCTTTGAACATGGAAACTGATACCTGATTGCAAAATCCGTCATCGTCAGCAGACATAGATAAATGCAAATATAAGGCCTGCGCACTTGATGATAAAGCCATGAAATTATCATCATCAGTGACTTTTTTTGTGAACATTCTACGTTCTGCCATTTAATTAATCTCCTATTTTCTTCAAGTTTCGGTTGATGTATTTTAATCTTTTTTCTCGCGGTTTATGCGCTTCAAGTTGCGTTCCTGTTTGAATTTTACCCATTCTTCAATCTCAACATTAGTGACCGCAAAAATCTGCTTTAAAATTTCCAAGCAGATAATTACATCTGCCATTTCCTCAACAAGATTGCTCCTGTCACCTATACCTCTAATTTCCTTACTAATTGCCTGTGATAGCTCGGAAAGTTCTTCCATGCACACAACCGACTGCATTCCCTCGCCATAATGCTTAATGCTCTTGGAAACTATTGATTTATCAACGTTAATCTCCATTTTTATTTCCTCTCTTTGATTTTAGTTAGTTAAATCTGTTTCTCGGAAGAGTAAAATCTACTCTCTGGCCGCAGCTATAGCACCACTTGTAAGAGTATTTAATAATATCTTCTCCTGTAAAAATCTGACCGCACACAGGACATTTATAATTATCTTCACTATCCTGTACGGCAATTATATCTTTTTCTTTCAGCTTTTCTTTTAAGTGGTCTAATACTTCTATGCAATCATTTCTTTTCATTCTGAATCACCCGCTTTCAACAAATCCATAAATTTCTCATACTGTTTCTGCGATACCTTGTTGTGCTCTTTTTCCGGCTTTAAGCGGATTATAAGGTGCTTTTCCGCGATAGAGGATAATTCCCTCGCTAACACCTTTTTGCCTTGCTGTATGCCTTGCATATAGCCTTTAGGTGCTTTTCTCTCGCCTATTGAACCACTAGCACGATTTTCTCCTTGACCACCTAAACTGACATTCCTAAGCTGATAGCCCTTATCAGCATATAGCTTGATGTAATACTTTTCTTTCTCGTCAAGCTGACTTTCGGGGAAATTCAGAAATTCAACTCGCCAACCATAAGGATTTTTCTCTTTGTCATATAGCTTGTGTTTGCGTAAACTAAGGTCTATGTGCTGTTCATAACCTACAAGGTGGCTTGCCAATCTGCTAAGCGTATGCACTGCCTGTCCGACATACGCATACTTAAATCCGTTTTCATCTTCTCGGAGTAGGAAGTAAATCCCACTCCTATCATTCAGCTTTGGATTCAACTTCAACAGTCGCTTTTTATTTTCCTGTTCTATCGCCTTGGCTCTTGCTATGTTCTGATAATTCAATGTTTCCACCTCTCTTTACAATATCAATTGCCGTCTGCGTACCACCCTCCTAATATCTAAATCTCACAATATTAGTATCATCTGACCAATACCCGAATGTATCGTTATCGCCATAAGCTTTGACGCTTACTGTAGCTCCGTCCATACCATCTGTGATGAAATCATCAGTGTAATTAGTGCGGTAAAACGCTGTATAGGCTGTATCATATTCTTTCCATGTTCCATCAGCTTTTGTGATTCTTACCTTATAAGACGTTGCATTTTCGACTTTCGTCCACTTGACTGCTACGTGACTGTAGTTAAAATACCTTGATGCACTCTTGTAATACGATGCATACTCCACCACAGGAGTATCGAGGATGCATTTCTCAAGCCAATTTTTTACATAGTTGTCGATTGCATCTTTTAAAGCACCATCAGGTTCGAAATTGATATCTGGAATCTTCACAGATGGTGGTTTAAGTGGTGGCGTACAAGCTGATACTGGTACAGCATTAAAACCCGCCATTGCAATCACACAAGCCATCGCCATTATTGCTTTTTTTATTTTTCTACACATTGTTTTATCCTCCTTTAGTTTATCCACGTAAATCAATCTCATTCTTATCACGCTCCAATAATATACATTCAGTTTCAAAGAGTTTTTCAGATATAACTGTTGAATCAACTCTGCTCTCAAATTCTTTAATAAAATCTCTGTATGCCTGTTTTCTAACTTCTCGGTCATGCTTGGTACAATCAAGCTCATCGAATGAGATATTGATTTTTCTGATAATACTGTAACTTGATTTATCAGAATTGATATTCATGTATCTTTCAGTGCATATTGGCATAATGCCATTTTTCTGTAGCAGTTCTGTAATCTGAAATACAAACGCTCTTACAACTGCAATATCTTTTTGTTCCGACATATCCTTTGCAATATTTGCAAATATTTTATTTGTATAATCCATTATTTTTCCTTTCTAGGACAGCCGTTATTGACTGCCCTGTAATCGATTAAATATACTCATCGCATTTGATTAATGAAAAAACAGCCATCATTAATCTTATTGTTGATTGTAATAATATTTGTTCCCCATAATCCAACACGAAAATTTCTAGCTGTATCGCTATTACAAATAACGCAGCGGACTTTATCGTACTTATTCAGTATTTCCTGAAGTTCATCATTGGTGCTTGTACTTGTAAAAATATAACCATTTTCGTAATCGCCATGTTTACAAATCATCAAATCACCGCCCTAGTTAAATGGTAATTCCTCGTCAATACCATCAGGGATTGACATAAAGCTATCATCGGGTTTTGGCTGTGGTTCTGCACTGCCACTTGAATTTTTACTGTCGCAAAATTCCAACTTAGATACGTTGCAATCGTTAGTGTAGATTGTGTTTCCGTCTTTATTCTTGTAACTGCCTGTAGTCCACTCACCGATAACTGCTATCTTTGAGCCTTTAAATACGTGCTTCTCTACTGTTTCAGCAATCTTGCCAAAAGCCACGCAGTTAATGAAATTCGCCTTATCGTCTTTCTTCTTAAAATTCTTGTCAACGGCAAGTGTAAATCTTGCTATTGCCATTGCATTTTCGCCCTGTGAATATCTAATCTCAGGGTCTCTAGTTAATCGGCCCATTAATGCTACAAAATTCATTATTTTTCCTCACTTTCTATATCAATAATTTCTTTGCATTTAACAATTTCAAAATCTCTATCCCAAGAAGAACAACCGCTTTCAGCCTGTTTTGCTGTTCTGTATGTTTTAATTGCTGTATCTTTCAATTCATCAACTTTGACAAAATGAAATTCTCTTGATAAACCGCACCATATTTCAGTACGATTTCGTCTCATAACGACATATCTTGTCCTTTCTATTCTCAAAATGGACATTCATCTCCTTTTCTTAAAACCCATTCCTTGTTGCGTTCCGCAACATCTACATTCGCCCCATAAGCAACCTTTTTCATCTTCTCGATGAAACTATCACTATCAGCATTTTCACTTGATAGATGGCACATAATGACGTTCTGCAAGCTGTCTGAATAATTTGCTTTAACAAAATCGCAAGCTGTGTCAATACTTAAGTGACCTCTGAATACGTGATTAGCTTTACCTGTGTTGTCCCTGTCGATTAAATCCTTGTCATAATTCACACCTAAGAGAATGTGGTTTATGCCTTTAAATCTCCACTTGATTAAATTGCAATCGGTTATGTAAAGCATTCTCCCCATTTCCTTGTGAGTAATCAGAAAGCCATATATCGGGCAAGGTTCGCCATTTGCATTGGTATGTGTCCAGTTTCCGTCTATTGTTGTTAAATCAAAGGGCTTTACTGCAAATCCGCCCATGTTCATTGACATATAATCAATCTTCAAATATGATGCATAAATCGGTATTCCCATTAACTTAAAATCTTCAACCGATAATGAATGGTCTTTGTGCCCGTGCGAAATTACAGCTCCAACAACATTTGATATTTTCCAATCAATACCCTTTTTGATAGTCTTTTCTGACACACCCAAATCAAGTAATAGGATTTCTCCTGTGTTGCTAATTAAGGCGTATGTATTACCTGTACTTCCTGTTGCGATACATTTAAGTTTCATTCCTTAATTTCTCCGCATCTTTTCTTAACATTATTTTGAATTTTCCACCACACTCGCAAACAGCTTTTGCATCATAAACATTCCAATTTTCATTAGAACGTGATTCGTCTTTTGGCTGTGGTTTTCCGCACAATTCGCACGCAATTATTATTGGATTTTGTTTCATATTTACACCTCGATTTCATCATCCTGTGGGAACTGAAAGACATTTATATCGTGATATGCCCGGATATACTCTTTAAGCTCATCAGAATTAAAAGATTTTTCCATATGCTCCGCCGTTCCACTTGCTAAAACTTTAAAAACCTCAAGCCCCTTATATTGGTCTCTAAGCATTTCCATAGCCTTATACGATTTCTCTTTGGAAGAGTACTCGCCTAATACGTATTTCTCTCCATTGTATAGTGCTATAACGCCTTCCATTGCGTGGCACACAACTAACTGCTCATAAGGCAAATCAACATTGCCATGCTGTGAAATTACTCTCATAGTCTCCAAAACCTCCCACATATTTTGCACTTATAGCCCCATTTATGATGCTTGCAAATCTTAATCCAGTCGTGTCGATGCATTACTTAGCCCTCCTCACTCTGCATGAACGGCGGTAGCTCCTCTGACTGCTTGTCGGCTGTGTCGGTCGGCTCTACATCAATTATGTTGTCCTCATCAAAATCTACGCTATTTGCGTTTTCTTTGATTTCATCGGCAACAACCTTTTCTGTATCAAGTTTTACATCTGATACATTTTGAAATTCCTCTTGTGCATATAAACCTTGAAATCTATCTGGAAACGCTTCTCTTAAGGCCTGCACAACAGCTACTTTTCTAATCATTGTGGCTGGTTTTTTCGCCCATTGGCTGTTAAGCGAACCATCTTTTTTTCTTCCTGCGTACTCATCAAAGCCTACTGACTGATACTCGTCCTCTTTTCCGTCAATAAAGATTTTCGCCCAGCCACCTACGATAGTTTCGTTAGGTAAAACCATTGTTCCCTCTCGCTCTTCAACGGCTCCGTCCTTTTTAATTACAATAATTCCTGCTTTCTTTCCCTTATATCGTGGGTCTGCATTGGCTCTCTTTGTAAAAACGTCTTTTCCAGTAACTATTGTGGCTGGGTCGTTGCTTCCATACTTAATAAGGTATGCTTCTCTCAAAAACGGATTTAAGTGCTGGTATCTGCATAATGACATAAACATCATTACTTCTCCGTCAGATACATTGCCACCGCCACTTACAAGGTATCTTTTTATCATTGTTGGAGAAATTTTTACCATTTCCCCATTTGATTCATACTCGACTATCTGTGTATTCTCTGCCATAATTAATCCTCCTAAATCTCATTAAAAGTTTGAACCGCAAACAGTTCGTTAGGTGTCTGCTTGAATAAAACTCCGTCAGATATGACTGTATACATATATCCGTCATACTTAAGCTCTACAGTGTGCTTTTTACCGCCCATGTAATAATTTCTCTTCTTAATACTCATGTTGAACCTCCTATAATCCAAGTAACTTTTTGAGCGTTTCTCTTGCTCTCTCGGCTTCGTCTTTCACCTGTTCCTCGCTTTCATTTATTATTTTTAATTCATCCGTAAGTTCCTTAATTTCTTTCAATTTGTCTGCAATTCTTCTTTCTGTCCTGTTTCGGAATGCCTCTTTTGCATATTCAAAGTTAGGTTCTGTAAGAAACATGCGGCCAAAATCAGTTATTCGCCCGACATCATCTTTCCTCACCACACTAAGGTAGTTTGGAAAAACTCTATCAACAGCCGCGTATGTCTTGGGCCTCTCTTCTGCTTCGCATTCCTTGACGCATAAGCCTTTAGGGCTTTCGCCATAAGTATCTAAATTGTAAAAGTATAATTTCATATCACACCGCCTCAATCACAAGCTCTTTGTCCTGTGTATGCTTTAACATAATCAACTGGTTATCAATCTGCGGTATTCTCCAATCATCAACACTCTCTGTATCATCAATAATAATCGGGAAATTAACGCTTGCCACTTTCTGAAAAGCTCGGCACACGTCAACCTCAACTAACATCCTTGCACCATGATTGAGATTTCTTGCATATGCTTCGCCATTGTAAATAAAATCGCAGCACTCCTCGGTATCACCATTTAAGAGCGGTCTAAAAAGCTTTGCTGTGGCAAAATCCAAGTACTTATTAACATCGGCCTGCAAGAGCTCGTTTTTCTTACGTGTAAACTCTTTCAGCGAGTCAAGCTTTCTCTCCCAATCGGCAATCTCCTGATTGAGGTCGGTTCTCTTATCCTCAAGTTCAGCTATGCTATCGTCTATACGCTTGTTATTTGCCACACCAAGCTCAATCTTTGTGTCAACCGATGAAACTTGCCTTAACAGCTCGTTTCGCTCGTTTTTGAGCTTTCTGATAAGTTCTGATGTATCGTTTTCGTCTGCAAGAGCTTTCTCTTTTTCCTCGATTTTAGCTTTAAGTGCCTGATACTCGCTGTTACCTGTCATGTCAGCATCAGTAGGTACCATTTCAAGCTCCTTAGCAACAATATCATGCTTTGCTGTCAGCTCCTTAAGTTCTGCTTCGAGGTCAGCTATTTCTTTCTTCTTATCCTCAATAGCCTGTTTAAGCCCCTTGCTATAGGTTGACAGTGCATTGCCCCTACCTTCAAGCTCTTTAAGGTTCTTTGCTTTTCGCTCCTCAAATTCAGCTCTCATGCTCTCTATCTTATCTTCCGGCAACTTCTGACCGCACATCGGACAATTAATACTGTTCTCGTCAAAGGCAAGCTCCTTTGCCTTTTTCCAGTCGGTGCGCACCTTTTCTAAGTCTCTTGTGCAATCTTCAATCTCTCTTTCAGAGGTTTTAATGCTAGTCTTTCCGGCTCTTATCATTAACTCTGTTTTGTGAATTGAAGCATTGAAGCCATCAAGCTGTAACTTTAGCTCCATGCGCTTTCTCTGATTGTTGACATTAGCTTCTCTTTCCATGTCTGAAAGCTCAAATTTAAGGCTCATAATATCCTCTGTGGCTTTCTGCTTATCCTCTAAAATCTTGTTATAGTCGGACAGCTTATCTTCAATTTCCTTAAGCTGTGGCTCGTAGGTTTTCTTTTGCAATTCAAGCTCTGCAAGGTCTGTATACTCATTGGTGGAATGGATTGTATCAATCCTTGTTGAGATTTCGTCTCTTTCCTTGACAAGTCCTTTTGAGCCGTTTCTACCGCCTGTGCCGTTTAGCTTGCCACGACATACTTTTTTAAGCTGGTCTACATCGCCATCGTCAAACATCGGCTTGAGTTCAGCAAACTGTGGGAACATATCGCAGATTTCTTCATCGGTGCGTGTGCCGAAATAGCTTGCAAGTGCTAATCTCTGCTCTGCCTGTGACTTGTTGAGCAACGTCATGGCATTTAAACAAAATGGCAATACTCCAAGCTCTGCCATGTTGTCATTGATGTACTGATTGTAGTCTGCCATTTTGTAAGGTACATCGTTGATTGAGTAATCAGTAACACTACCTGTAATCTCACCCTTTTTGTTGCGTTTCTGCCTTGTAACCTTTTTCAAGGTCTTTGCTTTTCCACCAATTTCAAAGGTAACAGCTCTTACAATGTCAACATCGTCAATCTCGACTCCGTTTTCATCATGTGGTCTTATGCCTGTAATCTCTCTGTCATTCTCATCGTGACAATTCAGCACATCAAGAATAATTCTCTTAACTGTCGATTTGCCGACTTCATTCTGACCGGACAATACAGTTTTCATTGAAAAATCTGCGTCTAATGTGTTTTTGCCATAGAATTTACAAAAATTCTGCGCAAAAATGTGTGTAATCTTCATTGCGTTTCCTCTCTTTCCATTATTTGTTTATAGTTTTTAGAATCAAATTTCCGTGTAGGCTTGATTTCTTCACTACTCTTAGGTATGAGTCCGACTCCGACACAAAAAGCCACTCACTTGGCACGTAATGAGCCTTGTTGAGCAATAGCTTCTGCTCTCTTGTTAATGGCTTCAATCGGTATCTCGTATCACCCAACCTAATCCTTCTTACATTGTCGCTCATTTAGCTTCTCCATTTCTCTGTCCAACAGTGCTTGGAAGTCAAATGATTTGTCCTCGTGCCGTTTAGCTCGATATAATTCTTGTAGGTAATCGTTAGCACTCTGACGCTTCAATTGGCTACCAATCGCAGTAGATGTCAAGATTTCCATTTCCGCTCCCTTCGTCATATACAATTCCTTGTATGCCAACAGGAGTATCAACCACACTTCCATGTGGTAAATCATCACTTGCAATTACCACGTATTCGTTTTCATCAACTACAAGCCCATGCTCGTTTAAATGTCTGCCCGGAATATTTAAACCGCCTCCAGGTAACACTCTCTGTGAGTACCACGTATAAGTGTAATCGCCATATCTGACTCGCCCCAGCTTCCTAAATCGGCTACAACTGTATTTCTTACGGCAAGTTGGAACTGTTGGCTCTACATAGGTCTGCTCAACTACAACCGGCTCATTCTGAACTACTGTCGGCTCAATCTTCCCAAGCATTACATCATTTAAATAGGAAGCAACACCGGCGGTCAGCTCAATTTTGCTATCTGCTTTCGTTGCTATTGGCTTTAAGGTCATAGTTCCAATTATTAAAGTCGATAACATCAATATCCTTTTTCTTCTCATGCGGTTCGCCCTCCTCTATGAGACATATTGCAATCAGTATCAGCCAAAATACTGTTACGATTGCTCCAACGATAATACTCGCTGTCTTAATTCCGTATGCCACCGATAATCCAAGGAAAAATGCAAAAGCTAATGCTCCAAAAATCGAATAGCCACAGCCTGTATAGAATTTCTCTTTTAAAGTTCTTTTTCTCATACAATCACCTCGCTATGCAAAACTCTGTTGAGCGTTTGCGTCCTGAATAAGCTCATCAAGATACTTAGGCACGACATAGCAATCAATGAACTCATGCACATCGTCTATATACTTCCTCTTGATGCTCTTATAAGTAGATACACAACCATACTCACGCTTTAACTGTGTCCATATATCAGAAAATGTCTTATGCCTGATACTGTTGTCTCTGTATGCTTCGCTCTGCTTGCCACCAAGAATATTTACAACTCTGCGCTTAACGTGCTGTTGTATCTCATCAATATCGCAACTGTAAAGTGGTACATTTTCCTTAAGCTCGCTCACGTCGTCTTTAATGTCGTTTACTTTCTGCTCTAATTCTGTATAGCCCTGTGCCAAAAGCTGTATCTGACCGCCTGTTGTCTTTGGCGTACCATAACTGCCTGTCTTTCTGATTGACGGAAGTACCTCATCCATTACCCACCGCTCAAATTTCTCTGCACTAGGCAATTTTGATTTCATAATAAGTCGGTATAAATCTCCCTCATTTATGTATGACATAGATTGCACTCCACTAGATGTAGGGGTGTCACGTTTCGTTACTCCCTTGCAATGGTCATTAACTGCCTTGCGTGGATTTGTATACCCAAGTGCGGTTGCCACATCTGTTGCTACAAAATATGGCTTTCCGTCAATTTCTGTCATTCGGACTTCTCCAAACTCTTCATTATTGAAAATTTGTAAATCGTTCATGTTTTCTCCTTTCTGTGTTATAATCCTCTTATTCTAAATAAGAAAAGAGGTGAAAAAATATGTTTCTAAAATTTCAAATAACTTGTACTTGTCACAATAGATATACTGTTAATGAAGATATATCTGCTGACAAGATTATTTGTCCTAACTGTGGTAAAGAATATCCTAGTTCTGCCAAACTTCTTGATATTCTTAATACTGCCAAAGAAATCCCTAATGGTAACTCAATGTCAGAGGAATTTCCGATAAGGGTTATTTCGGAGAATGAAGATATGAATACGACTCTACATTAATCTTCATATACTCTAAGAAACCCTTGATTTGTGAAACGGACAGATTGTGTTCAGCAAGTATTTTTTTTACTTCCCTTGCCATTTCGGCACATTCCTGTCCGTTTCCTCTCATAAACGTCATGAAGTTTTCGCCATCTATGTCGTTTCCAAGTTTTTGATTTAACATAGGTATTAATTCCATTCGTTACTCCTTTCTCTCTACTCAATAAAATAAGAAACTTCTACGCCAAAATAATTAGCAATCTTAATTAGCTTGTCTGTTTTTGGCATTGATTTTCCCGACTTCCAATCCGAAAAAGTACTCCGTGCCATTCCAAGCTCTTCCGACAGTTTGTAAAACGAAACGTTTCTAGCTTTTATGAGCGTGTCAAGTTTTTTAAAACTCGCCTGTCGTTTTTTCTTATTCAATTTCCCATCTCCTTTCTTGACAATAGTTAGGAAATCCGTTACAATAAAAATGTCATATTAGGCAAAATACGCTAGGAGGTAAAAGCCTTGAAAGCAATTTTGATTTTGCCTGTTCCATATTTGCGAGGTCGCATTTAAAATGTAGCAATCGGTGTAGCGCATTTTGGGCAGTAAAGCTCGATAAAAAATCATGGTTGGCATGTCCGATAATATGCCGTGCTACGCTAGATACTCCTCTCAATCCGTCAGCTAATGGCAATTAGACTGCTGAACTTAAACTGCATAAGTGACGGAACATTTAAAGAAGCATTGGTACTACACAGTGCGTCGAAAGACTGCAAAATGTATGTGGTGTAAAAAATAAGGCAACGGCTGTTGGTGGTAGTACACTAACAGCTTTTGTTTTTAGTTCAAAAATCCTAACTAAGTCTTGATAAAAATTAGAAAATCGTGTATACTATGAATTGTCCAGAAACATAATATTATTTTCTCAATTTTATTTTTTATTGAGTTGAGATTTCCTAACTTCTTTTTCATTCTACATTAGGAAGTCTTATTTGTCAACCCCAAATGTTGAGAAATCACAACTTTTTTTAAAGGAGATTTTCTATGTACGAAAGATATTGTAAATTAAGAGACTCAAAAGGGTTAAATGATTCAGAAGTGGCTAAATATGGCGGTTTCCCTAAAAGTACTTTTTCAGATTGGAAAAAGGGAAAAAGCAGTCCAAAATTATTTAAGTTGGTAAAAATTGCAGAATGTCTTGATTGTTCACTTGATTATTTAGTTACCGGAAAAGAGCACCATTCAGTTGTCGAGGAAGCAACAAAAGACTTGGCTCTGTCGAAAATGGATAGTAAAATCAAGGACTACGCTTTGAAATTATCTAAATTGTCGGATAAAGAGCAAGAAAATATTATGAATTTAATAGATATGATGTATGAAAATACTCAAAATAAATCAAATTAATAAGAAAGGCGGTATTTTAATTATGAGTAAAACTGTTAAATGTCCTAAATGGGGTTGTGATGGTGTTGGCATACCTGTTGATACCAAGAAAAAATTCTCATTCGGCAAAGCGCTTGTTGGCAACACAGTAGGTGGTCTCTTCGGACCCGTCGGTGCCGTTGTCGGTACTGCTACCGGAATTAAAGGCAAGAACGGCAAAACAAAGTTTGTGTGTTCAAAGTGCGGTAACGTTTGGGAAAAGAAAATATAACCACAAGGCAGAGTTTTTACTCTGCCTCTATTTTTCTTTTAATAAATACATACAAGTACAATAACAGGTCTTTGTCTTCCAAGCCCTCAATCATTTTAATTATTTCTTCTTTATATTCCATACAACACTACCTCCGATACATCAATTATAGAACATTTGTTCTTAAACGTCAATATTAGGACGGCAGAAAAATCCACCGCCCTACCGAAACTTGAAGAGTTCTCTTGTTTGAGAACATCATTACTGTAGCACTTTAAAGTGTTTTGTTTTGTCGAATATTGACAATAGGGATTGTAAAGAATAGATATATTACTACATAATTAATTCCCCCAATAAAATATTACATATTGAACTCTACAACTCATATCCCCTTGTAGTATATCTTTAAAAACTACATACCAACTATTATTTAACATAGTTACACCTTCTAAGTGAGAAGGAAAAGCCTTTCCGTCACCATTACTTATTAATATAGCAATATTATTAACAGAGAGACTTTCTAACTCAAACATGTTTTTGACTTGTTCTAAGGTAAATAATATAAATGAATTTTCACCCTTTGTCGCTGTTCTTACTGCGGTGCCAACTTTAATTTTTATACTATTTAATTTATTAAAATCTGTCTTTAAATTACCTAAACTCTGGTTTAATTCATCATATTTGTCATTCAAAATCTTGCCTTGGCTCGCGTCCAATGCACTGCCAGTGGTAGTAGTCGTGAGATTGTTCGCTAAATCTTTAAAAGCAAAGCTTTTCAAATCAGCGAACCACTTCTTAATTTTCCTGAAGCCGGTCGACACTTTTTCGCCAGAAACAAGATTTGCTCTAGTTGTTGCATCGGCAAAAGTAACTGTTGTATCGCTTATATTTCCATCTTCTGCAACCGCTCCGATATTGGTAGGGGTTATGTTTACATTTCCTCTGCGATAATAAGCTTCTTTTGCGCCTTTTACTCCTGTTACCGGTGTGCCGGCAAGCACATCCCAATATCTGTCGATTGTCAGATATACATTACTGCCGGCGGGGATTATATTACCAGCCCCCTCTTTAAAATCTGTGGTCGTAGTAAATTGGTCGGCTATATTGTACATATCACCGGAAGTAGCATTCGCTGTGTTCGGTAAGTCGGCAAAGTTAATTGTTCCAAGAGGCCTTAATGCTCCACTTAAGCTCTCAGATATTTCTTTGGCTTGTTCTGCGTACTTTTGCGCTTCCGACTCGCTCTTAGCAGAGCTAGTCTCGCTTGTCTTAGCATTAGTTTCAGAAGCCTTGGCTTTTATTTCGCTTTCTTTAGCATTGCTTGCAGAATTAGCTGATTCTTGAGCTTTGTTTGTGGCAAGTTCTGCTGATTTTTGAGCTTGTGATACGGATTGAGCCATGCCGTCAAGATAGTTCTGAATAAGTCTTTGAATTTCAGTGTCAAAATCCTCAACAGTTCCCATCCGCTTAACTATTCCGGGTGCGAAACACATCCATATCTGCTGTTTTTTCGTATCGGAGTCGGTCGATACTGCCCATTCTCCGGCTTTCATTTTTAAGGGGTCAAACTCCGCGTATGCCCCTCGCCTCATTTGAATTGCCATAAGCTACACCTCATTCTCGATTACACTTTTTGCATATGCGTCAAGCGTTAATATCGCTGATAATGCATTATCATCTACAACCACACGATTTACCCTCGCATTTGGATTAATAACTTTGCCCTCACTGTTAATTTCGTCATAAGTTATTGCCATTCTCTTTACAGCTCCATCCTGCGCTATTGCATAGCCTTTAATATTAATCATAATCAATTACCTCGCTTTCTGCTGAATATAGCAAATTGTCCATGTATTCCGTTGTTTCCGATATGATATTGTTTACCGTGTTATCTCGATTTTCTTTGTACTCCTCTACGTTAAAACGTTCAAGCCTTAGTGTGTCATATTCTTTTTGAATGGCTTTCACTTCCCATCCGAATTTCAAGTTAGGAGTTCCTTCAACCTCAAAATATGCTGAATTTCTATTTAAAATATAGCAATCTCCTTTACCATACTTTTGCAAAAACACTTGATACTTGCACTCGGTGTCTATTGTTTCTGCAAAAATATCATCTAAATAAATTAGGCACTTGCCTGTTTCGTCCAAAGTTGCTTCTCCAATATCTCCAAACATTGGTGATGGCATTTCATAACAATATAGTAGGCGCTTATCATAATCTTCCGTATCTGTCAATCTGCTCTTGGTGCCTGAGCAAAAAAACATTCCTGGGTTGAGCATTACCATTTTCTTATAGTTTGTGTCGCCACCCGAGTCATATAAGTCTATAAATCCCTCGTCTTGATTTCCGGCAAAAAATGTTGTTTTTCCGTTCGGATGATAGCCATATATATTGCACCCGGTTATGGAAAAAAGTTGTTCTGATTTTGGAACACTTATCTTCAATGTGCCTGTATCGTTCGCTGATTGCAACTGTATCTTAACGCCTGTTAATGTTCCTGTTTTTATAGCATTTGCACTTATTTCTAGTGCGCTCACATATTTACTTGTAACAGTGTCTTTCGTAATTTGAGTAACTTTAGCAGTAGTGTCAGCCACATTATCCCAAGCAATTTTCACACTGCTATCAAGTGTCAAGCCCCTATTGTCAAGGGTGACCAGTGTTTTACCTTTTGCATCCTTAACATACTGCACACCACTTACATTGTTTTCCCCGCCTAAAGTAAGTGTTCCACCATGCGCCCAGTCAAAATTAATGCCGATAGCCGACATAATATTGAAAATAGCGTTTCCGTCTTTGTCAACTCCTGCTTTCCATGTTTTGCCGTAATCATTTGAAACCGCTAAGCCATTAGCCGTCATTTTCCACTGTATGTTGCTCGAATTAAGGTCGGCTTTATTGTGCATAATGTAAATAATTGAGCCATCCTCTTGCACCTGTTCAGTCTTAAAAAGTCCGAGCGATTGAGACATTAGCTGTGTCAGCAATTGCATTTGCTTGTCATATACACTTAGTTGTGCCTGTGCAACTTTCCTAGCTTGTACGACAGCCTTTGTCTCATTACTGAATTTATCAGCGCTATTCCTTGAAGCATTTTCAGCATCACATGAGATTTTTGTGCCACTTCCAACTGTAAATGTTCGATTAGAAATAAAACAGCTATAGGTATTTTGCTTGCGGTCTGTCACAAGTGCCACATCTCCGCTCTCAATCAATGGGTTTGACAAGAGCGTAGCATCAAGAGGTCTGAACCTCATGCCACCGATTTTTTTGAAGATATAATTTGCAACTGTCTGTGCCTTGTCTGCCGAAATAAACGGATTATCAGAGATTGAGACTACATACCCCTCTTTTCCGGCAAGTGCATTAACATCTTTTGTCTTGTCCTCTTTTGAGGTTACAGTTACCTTTACCCCGGTGATGACAACATCATCGGTCGCAACATTCAAATCCTTTTGCGTGTAAATATTGTGGTAATTTCTCGCCTCCGTGAATGTTCCACCATCAGCACTATCTCCACTTGAATAGTCGGTGAAATTTCCACCATCAACGCTGTCTCCGTCAGAGTATGGTGTAGTTTTTGTGCTAAAAGTTCCGCCATTGTAATTTTGGCTCCCAAACTGGCTCATATCATACCAACCGATAAGTAATTCACCGTCGTGACCGCACTTGCCCCATAATCCGCTCAACTGTAAGATGTAAGCTATCACCTGTCCATATGTGAGCTTTTGATTATCACTCGGTATCTCGTTAATCACGTAATCAGAGTTGTCAAATCTCGCCATAGTAAAAGGTACATCACACTTAATGCAAGCGTCTCTGACCACCTCATACGCTGTCGTAGGGTAGCTTAAATTGCTGTCATACTCGCGATTGAAATTATTAATATTGTCAAGGCAAGTAAGCGTTATGAGTGAGCCGTCATAGCTTGTCTCGCTAACTCTATACTCACCAATTTTTAGTTTTTCGGTTGTGCCGTCAGAAAAGCTTTTTGAGACATATGCTGTTACACTTGCCTTATCAAAATCATACTTGCTGTAATCTTCATAAATGTTATTCAGCTTAATTTTCAGTTTTCCGGCAACCAAAGCCCCGATTGTGAAAGTGCCATTGCTCGATGTTGAGTCATTGACCTCGAAGCCATTCGCCCACAGCTCACTATCACTAATAGGAATTTTTTCACCGCTTGCCGTAACTATGTCAGCAAAGCAATTTACGTTTATATCATTATCGAGCATTACTGCCCTTTGCCATTTAGCCGATACGTTAAGCATTTAATCACCGCCTTATACTTCTATGAGGTCAAAACTCAATGTCTCATACCTCTTATTGTTGATAGTCCATATCTTGATAGGTGCACTTCTATCGCCTACATAGAATGTACGTGTTTCATCAGTGCCACTCATAGCGTCAGGATATGTCACTCTGATATATTCGGGGTTCACCATTTGAAGTATCTTTGCTGTTCTGGCCATGTCCGTACCGCTCCATGACAATTTGAGTTGTCGCTTTTGAGCTATTCTATTCTTGTGCATTTGAGCGTCCTGTGTACGTCCACTGTCGCTTGCAGACACATCAATCATGCCCCATTCAAAAGTTGACGGAGTAGGTAATGCCACTCCGTCTACTAACATCATTGCCATATTGTTACCTCGTAAAAAGACACCCACGCAAGGGTGAGTGTCTTAGCCAAATTCATTTGCTACAATGTATCTTTGTCCATGCTTTGCTTTACCTACCTGTGTCATGCGATAGAGCGTTTCACTGTCACACTTAAACACATTTTCAATGATAGGTGCAGAGTTTCCACCGGCATTATAGTTCATCATTACTTGCGCCATGCCCTCCATGACAGCCTGTTTAATTCCCTCGGTGATTTGTTGGTTATTTGCTACCACGTTTTTGCCATTTGAGAATTTACCGACTAGCTCGTTATGATTAATAAAAGCCATGCCGTCCTCTCCCCTTGGGAAAATTCCGCCACTAGCAAGCCTTGGAATATGCACTTTCGGAACCAACGATACTCCACCCCAATTTGTACCGGCCACCTTAGCAGCCATAGAAACAACTTTGTTAAATCCTCTTAATAAAGAGTTGATTCCACTGACAACAAAATTAACCCCATTCTCTATTTTTGAAATAACGTAGTTCATGGCTCCTGTAACACCGCCTCTTATTGAACTCCACACATAATTAAATGCGCTTGTAATTCCATTTTTCATAATATTAAAGCAGTTTGTGATAGGCGAAATAACATTGCCATTAAACCAACCCGCCACGCTTTGCCAAGTAGATATAACAAAGTTCTTTGCTACGCTAAGTGCCGATGTTATACCAGCTTTCAACATATTAAAAAAGTTTGAAATCGGTTGTATTACCGTACTATTAAACCAACTCGCTACCCCTTGCCACGTTGAAAGGACAAAATCTTTTGCTGTCTGTATCGTTGTTTGTATAAGCGTTTTTAAAAAGTTAAACAGATTTGAAATTGGAGTAATCACATTATTATTAAACCAGCTTGAAGCTACTATCCAAATTGCTTGAATTATTATCCAAACACCTTGAAAAATCTGTTGTGCTCGTGTAGCAAAGCCTTTAAAAAAGCCAACTATCGGCTCAATTACTGTGGAACTAAACCATTTCGAAGCTCCTTGCCACACAGTTACTATGTCTTTCCATAGAGAACTGAAAAAGCCACTTATGGTTTTCCACATATCTTTAAAAAATGAAACTACAGGCTCAATGACATTTCCATTGAACCATTCGCCAACTGTTGAAAACAGTTCGCAAATTGCGTTCCAATTATCTTTTACCACAACAACAATCGTTGCGACTGCTGCCACTATTGCTCCAACAATTACCGCTGGCAATGCTGCCACACCAGCTAATATTGCTCCGATTGTAGCTAATGCAACACCTATCACCATTAAAATCTCATTTACCCAGCTAAATCCGTCTTTTAACATTTTGACAAAATTTACAATAGATAAAATCGTTCCGGCTATTGCTGAAAAAGCAGAACCGATTGTTGCTAATAGGTCTGCTGCCCCTGTTCCGAATGCGGCCGTTATTGCATCACCCAAACTCAAACCACTGAATAATTCCTCTACGAGTAATCCAAGATTTGTTAATAGTGAAGCAAAAATGGTTTTAAATGCTTGCATTATTGCCGTTCCAATGCCGGCTCCTTCTACAAGCTCAAATCCAATTTTTGAAGCTATTGCCTGTGCTATCGCTTTTGATAATGATTTTCTAATAAAAGCGAGTGCCACTGAACCTAATTTTAGCGAAATTATCTTTTTTATCAGCAATGTGCCAACTATTATCTCAACAGTTTTAATGTCCAAATTGCTTAAAAAGTCCGTAATTCCTTTGAGTACGTCTTTCCACGACACATTTTTAATTGCCGTGGTTAGCATGGTGTATATTCCTTGTACCCATGCATTAATAGTTTTTGCTAGTAACGCAAAATCAAAATTCTTAAAAAATCCATTAATGCTGTTAGCAATCGACAAGCCAAAATTAGTCCAGTCGAATGTTGTACCGAATGAATTGAGAAAATGCAAAGCTGTGTTCAGTGAACCAGCTATTGTTGCACCCAAATCGTAAAAGAGTCTTGGGCTGATTAAGCCGTTAAGGAAATCTGCAAGTCCTTTTCCGAAATTGTCAGCTTTCTGATATATCTTCTTCCAATCAATGCTCTCCATAGCACTCGCAAGAGCGTCACCGATGTACTTTCCGAGTGAGTAAAGGTCTTTGATTGATGATTTGTATTTTTCGAGCAGTCCATCGGTCTTTTTCAGTGAGCTATCAACTCCACTGCCAGCTCCACCGCCGCCTGAACCGCCACTGCCTGAACCGCCACCACTGCCACTGTCGCTGTTATCGTCAAGTGCGTGTATCTCGTCTATACTAAGCAATGTCTTTTTCAGTTTTTGGGCTTTTTTATTCGACTTATCGGCACTATCACCAATATCGCCTACTCCGCCAGCTATGTCCTCCATGCCATCAACAGTAGCACCGCCACCACTTATCTCGATAGTCCATCCGAAAATTGCTCCGAGTGCGTCAGCTACAGTTCTTGTAAAGCTGATAACCTTGAGCATTACTTTACTTAATGCTTGAACAAACGGCTTTAAAGCGTTGATTATTACGCTACCTATGATACTACCCCATGCTTGGAACTCTTGCTTAAGGACTCTTACACTATTCGCCCATGTCAATTTGTTATCGTAAAGGCTTTTTATCCTCTACTTCTTATAGTTTCCTATAAGTTCAGCGTACATTTTCAACCACAAAAATAAGACGTATTTCTACGTCTTATGGTTGTCGAGCACTCTTGGGAAGATTATATTTATTCACTTCCTACGCGTTACAGTGTCAATCAGCCTTTCGCTATCTGATTGATTACCTCGGTATTAACTTATTGACTTTATATATTCTTCATATCGCATCCATTTATAACCATATGCTGTTCTGCTCATGTCATCAAGAACCTTTTGAATATTTTTATAGGATTTTCCTATATACCTTCCGGCATCAGAAATCTTATCAAAAACATTTAAAAGTTCTCCTGTTGTTTTATCTAACTGAACAATCTTTATTCCTTTTCCGCATTTTTTATAAATAGATAAATCTTTTATTGGATAATTATTTTTATAAACAAAGATATGATTATTTGTAGTTTTTGACATTCCTGTCAAGTTTGCAGATATATTAGGTCTTCTAAATCCTGTCTGCTCAGCCGCAGCTGCAACACTTTCATATTCTGCAATAAAATTCCCATCAAGGTCGCACATTACAATTTTTTTTGCGCATTTAGAAATTGGCTTTCTATACTTTTTGGCACCATTTTTAATATAATCATCTTCATACATAAATATATGATTAAATGATGTCCTTGTATTTGATTTCAAGCTTTCTCTTATGCTTCCAATATCGTAACCGTCTTTTACTGCTTGAGAAAAATATTCATATTTTTTTTCAAATTTTCCATCTAACGACAAACATACAATAGGTCTTGTTTTTGGCATTCCTCCATTAGCCCATGCC